AAATGCTATTGGTGCTGCTACATGATTATTAAACGCAGTTTCTTTTAGTGGTGTAGTCCAATTTCTATATTCCATCATAGAACCACTAAATGCCTCACCAAAGTAAGTATTTTCTTCAGGTCCACCTATGGTGACTGTTGTTCCACTTCCTGAATATGCTAAATTGTAAGATGCAGATGCGTTTGAATCAGAGGCAACTATGAATAATGAAGTTGAAGATTCATAAACTATCTTACTTCTACCCGCGTCATATTGTTTAGCAAATAAGTTATACGAAACATCTGAACCTGAGAAATCACTTGTTAAATAATCTCCTGATCCTGATGCATTTCTCGTTAACATTACAGACCAAAAATCTCCATCATAAACTGGAAGTTCTGAAGATAATAATTCTTTATATCCTTCACTTCCACTCAACATAAAAGATACATAACCATATCTATCAGAAGAACCATTATCTTTTAATCTGATTGCCCAATCGTCATCTCGTCTAACCAAGACTTGATTTGAACCACTTGCTGCTCTAAATCTAAATTCTACGGTGTCGGGCATTCTACTTGTTGCACCCTCACCTTGTGTAACTTTTGCCCAAGTATTGTTTTGAACAAAGGTATTATTTGTCGCTCCTCTAAATAGAAGTGCCTTTGTAAATTTTCGTGTTACTAAATTTTCTGCAGATTGACCAGATAACTTAGGTCCTCCATACTCCATAACTCGTAGTATACTTGATGGAATACCATAACAACTTATCAATCCTTTAATTGCTCTTGAAGTTCCCTTTGTCTTTAAAAAGTAAGGCATATTACTTATAATACGACTCCATATTTCTCTTGATATATCTCTATCAGGAGTTTCCGAATACTGCACTGGTGATTCTGAACCGGTTACATTCATTCCGAACATATATTGTGGTAGTGATATTAAACCCTTCCCATCATGAACTTCCCACCCAAGAGATGCTGCCACAGGATGTAATAAATTCTTAGCAATACCTTCTGTTAATTTATCTCTTTTATCATGAACATCTGTCATTGCCTTGATGAATACCCAAAGGTCATCAAAGTGGTGTCCTACCATATCCACAAATTTTAAAAATACATCATTTTGATTATCATCTTGAACGAACATCGGAAGATGTCCTCTTAATCTATTCTTATTTGCCCTATCATAATCTGATGCGGAAACTATCTGATTTGCATACCAAGTAGTTGCTACAGATTGACTCGTTCTATAATTTACATATGGAACACTATATGTGCCAGTTCCACTTTCCTTCGGCCAGGTATTTTCGTTAAACACTCCAATTGAACCAGAGGAGTAAGATGAACTTTGATTATACATATATTCTTCAAATTTATCAAAGTTATTAATAACATCACGACGCTTAGCTTCCCAACTTTGAATTTGTGATAATGAACCACTAACTGCAACAAATTCAGGATTTAAAGTACCACTCGATGCACCTTCTACGGATAGATATCCTTTTGGGGCAGCCTTTATTCCATGTAAACCACTTGAACCACTACTCGTTCCGGCTAAAGAGGAACTTCTATCTGTATATAGTTCTATTTGATTTAATTTATATTTGAAATTTCTAAGTCTTTGTTCCGCTGAACTAAAATGAATAAAATTTGAAAATTGATTATAATCCACATTGATATCGGCACTCATACTACCACTCAATACTTCATTTTCAATACTTTCTTTTATATCCACATCATTACTTACTAATGAAGTATAGTTTTGAAATTCTGTTTGTTCTGCTCCTATTGGACTTGTAATATTTTGAAATTCTGGAGTTCTTAAAACTATATCACTAACAAACTCTTCTACAAATGGAACTAATTGAATTACTTCCTCAATAGGTGGAATCATTTCTCTAACTATATTTACATAATCGTTTTCTTGAATATCACCTGACAATGGTTCATATAATTTATAAACTATTGCATGTGGATAATCAGGATAGGTTTGAGTATCAATTTTAAAATTAGATATTAAATTAAAAGTATTTGGACCAGTTTTCATCAATTTACTTAAATTCTCAACATTATCATTTGGATATTGTATAAACCATTTATCAAATGTATTATTTTGATTTACATCTAATGTGTTTTCAAAATCATGACCAGCTGTTTCTCCGAGTTCAGTATAAGTATTTTTAAGTACAATGGTATTACCACTTATACTTTCGATGTCACCACGAAGTGTTCCGTATATAGGTGACTTTTCTCCTAACGAAGATGTATAATCTACAGAAAATTCTGTAAAGTCTGTCCAACTTCTTATATTTTGATTATTTTCTGCTAAATAACCATTTGGTGCTAATTCTTCATATGTGCTCGTTAATTGTAAAGTATTTGCACTTGTATTAACACTTTGTATCTCACCAACAAAATCCATCATACTTGGAGTTCTATCTATTGTGGAGTTTATAATTGTTTTTTGAATTGTTGGATTTTCTGTCCACAAAGTTCCTTCGGGTCCGTAATGACCATATATATAAATGGTAGTTGGTCTTGTTAAATCCCACTCCTCTTCAATTACTCCAGTATAACTAACCTGTTCCCATTCATTAGTTCTTGAAACTGGTTTATATCTTAAAAATTCTCTTTCAAATGCTACTTTTTTAGGTATTCCATTTTCGTCATCTCCTAAAGTAATAGGATTATCTGCTATATTTACACCCCAATATGCACTTCCACCAGTTTTTCTATAATGATGTAACCCAACCATTGCACCCTTTTCAATAGTGTCTGATTTTTGCCACCACGTAATTGTAATCTCATCACCTGCCTGTAAACCCTGTGATATCATTTTATGTGGCAATGTTTGTGTAATTCCCATCCATCTATGTGCTAAAGTATCATTTGGATTTACCTCAACTTGAACAATTCCAGTTTTGTATGGTTGGTCATTTGGATATAATTCATGATTAGGTGCAAAAAATTGTGAATTCTTATCAATGAACTTCATACACGTATCACCGTATTGACCTTCACCTTGAACCCACTTTGCATGATACCCCAACCAAGCACTATGCCAATCCGGCCTTGTATTGATTACTTCATCACTACCACCAAAGTCAAACCAGTTAAACCCATCTGACCAACTACTCGGTTTAACTGCATCAGACCAAACATTTGGATCAGGAAATTTCCAAATTAAATCTTGTATTGCTGAAGTTGGACTCCATCTCCATTCTAATATTTGAGTATCAGCTAAATTTGCTGCCCATATCCACGTACAATCCGATAGTTTACTATCCAATGTATTTATTCTTCGTTTTCCACCAAATGTCTTATATTCTAATATACCATCTACTGAATTTTCTGTTATCTCCCAAGCAGGATCTAATACTACATTTGAGGTATCGTCTGGTGAATCTTCATTTTCCGAATCATCTGAATCAGATTCGGTCTGCCAAAGTTCTGCAGTTTCTTCGTAATTTATTGAAGTATCACCTGTTTTAATTATTGCACCATTGTAAAAAATTTTTGCAATAAAGGCGGCAGGTCCACCACCATTTCTTGTTTCTATTCTTAATCCTGATGTATCTGTTGGTAAGATAAACTCACTTGATTCTCTCCAATTATTACCAGAACCCAATAATGTTTCGGCTCCCTCTACGTTGACTGAATACAAATCAAATTCATTATCTACTTGTAATATAATTTTATTAACCTGATCAACAGGATTGTGATATGGACTTACTCTAAATTCTCTTTCATATTTTGTAATATCAGTTGCAGTTGGATTGTTTATTGGAACATCATCAATGATTTCTAAATTTTCATTTTGTGATAAACTCTCATCAACAACATATGCATCTTTAATGGTGAGAACACCATTTGACATCAATTCATTTAAACCCTCATCATCTTGTGATAATGACAATTTAACAGTATTACCATCGGTAAATGTTGCAAATCCACTTGTGGCTATATCTTCTTCAAGAACTCGTTCTATTGTAAATGGTGTTGGTTTCCCATTAACAGCACCAGCCTCAACTTGAACATTTGTAATCCATCTCGCACCACTTGTTGTTGCAGTTGCAGTTTGACCTAAATTTAATTTTATATTTCCATTAGAATTTTCAGGTATTGTTATGACATTATATCTTTGTTCCCAAGTTTTATCTCCAATTTCTTTAGTTCTATTAACTAAAAGGGAATCAGTAAAATTTGTAAATGAACCATTTGATTCTACCATACCAAACAACAATCTTGTTTGTTCTACCGGCCAATCTGGAGTATAATAAACCCAACAACTAATTATATAAGTTTCACCCGGAATACCATCTATTAAAAGTTGATAAAGATTATCCGTTTCATTTGATGCATGTTGTAAAACATATTTACTATTTCCAGGATTATCTTGTGGTAAAATCTGATAATTATTTCTTGTCATACCAACTTCTACTATATCATTACCACTTTGAAAATCACCATTGGTAACCAAATTTATCATTGGGGGTGAAGTTTCTACATCAACGACTGGTGCATACTTTGATATCTGTTCTGTAGTTTCATCGTAATCTACTATGAATGCATCTCTTAATTTAAGAGTTCCACCTTTCATTGCTGATGATAAAGATAAACTGGTATTTAACGTTGCCACTTTTCCACTACCATCAAATGTTACAGATGATTCACCACTAACATCTGAAAAGGATAAACAAGTGTATCCTAATAATCTAAATTTTTCATACTCATCTAAATCAACGATACCAGGATTAGGTCTAATTCTAATTTCAGTTTTTGATGGTGAAATTTCTTGTAAAAAAAGTTTATCTTCTTGAATTAATAGTTCTATTGATTTACCGTTCTCATCAACTAGAGGAATCTCTATATCAGGAGTAGGTGAATGACTGGCAAAAATCTTACCATTGGTCTCTATCATATATTGACCATTGTAAATAGTTCTATCTGATTTATTAGTCAATACTACTTTAGAAGAACCACCTATTTGTCTTAAAAAATTATATATTACTTTATAATTTCCCCGCTCGTATCCGAGGTTTCTAACATGAGCACCTACATCTAAATCATCAGGTAGTGGATATTGAAGTTCTCCGGATGCTAAATAATTATCATCTGTATCATAAATACAATACTCAATTATATCTGATGTTAATGTACCAAACGGTGCAATGGGATCACCATCGTTTAACCCATCAATTGCTACGAGTGGTAAATCTTTTGCCTGTAATCTTGATAATTTTCCTGAAATAGGATCTATTTGTAATTTCTTTTTCTTTGCCATTAGAATTCCGTAAATTCTCGTTTAATAATTTTATTAGTTTCTTCTGTTTCTTCGTACTTAAAATATCCATCTTGGTATAAAATTTTATTATTTACAGGAAAACTTGTACCATCTGTTCCCTGATTAGGTATTATATTTTCAAATAAAATAATTTTACCAGAATTTTTATCTCGTAAAATTCCATCATCTACATTACCATCTTGAGTTTTATTTCCAATCATTTCTAAATATCTACTTTCATCTTGTGCAGTAATTTCTTGGTAAAAAGGAAGATCTTGTAATTCATCTTTTGAATATGGCATATATTATCTCACTACTTTAAATGAATTTTTCTCGTCAAAAAACTCTACATTTTCATCAATAGTTCCACTACCACTAACAACTTTATAATTTATTCTATAAAATCTTTCTGATTGTAATCCATTCATCCAAAAATTAAAATAATTTCCGGTTGAATCACAACTAACAATTGAACCCGTACCAAACGGAACAATTACATCTTCGGTGTATGCGTCTTTAATTTCATAAAAGGTACTTCCACTTGGTAAAGTTTTAACTGTAGTGTAGCCCGTATTGTATCCCGTTGTAGAATAAGTCTTTTCAGGATATCTTTCTCTACCCGTAACTCTAAATTTTACTTTTGATTTTTCTTTATATTCAGGTCTCAATCCTCTCATATGTAAAACCATATCTTGTAAGTTATCAGAAGTTAATGGACTTAATGAACCAGTTGACCATTTAGAATCATCCCAAACAACCTCTAACTTAGGTTGATAAACTGTATGGGTATCTCTACCAAAGAAAATAAAGTTACCATATCGAGTTTTATTTCCTTCCTCTGCATTAGAATTGGAATTAGCTCCACTACCACTTCTCTTTAACATAAAACCCTCGTTAGGAACTCTACCATCTACCCAATTCCAAACAATATCGGTTACATCCATTCTAACATCGGATGGTTCGTGTGTAAAATTTTGATGAGCCTCGTATCCACTTCCACTATACCAAGTTCCTCCGTGTGCTGATAATGTGGTTGTTATATCAGTTCCACCTGCAAGTGCTGTCGTTCCGTTACCGAATACAAATAATCCTGATGAAGATAGTGCTGAAAGATTTGATGCTGTTCCTTTTTCACTTCCTGATAATATTAAAACATCACCCGAAGTAGAATCAACACTTGCGGATATAGCTAATCCATGCAAAGAACCACTATTATTAATAGTATCTCTTAAATTGTTAATCGAACTACCAGTGGTTGAACCTGAAGATATGTAAATTTCAGTAGAACTATTATCATATACTGAACCACTTACAAATACAAAATCAACCCCCCCTATGTTAAGTTCTTGACTTTGATAATTTCCATTGTTTATAGTAAAAGTTCCATTTGCAAATGTGTTACCGACCAATGTAGTGGTTGAACCTTTCCAAATACTTGCATTGGTAGATCCATCTCTATAATTCCAACTACACCCATCTTCAATTACTGGACTTGCCTGTGCCCGTCCTGAACCCATTTCCCACGATTGACTAATTGGATATGCATATAATTTCTGTGATACATTTAATTGTTCTGAATTTGCATCATATAAATTTAATACAAATCTTGTTCTTGATGATGAAGTTATTAAACCTGATGATATAGATTCTGAAATATAATTTAAATCAAACTTGATTAGTGCCCTTGATACATTGATAACCGTACCATCAGAATTCATATCCTTTCTAACTTCGATAATTTCATCAAGTCCTGTATTCATACTCTTACTTACTTCATATAAAGTAGCATCTTTTTCTGCAAACTCAAAATAATGCATTATATATCTCCCATCACTCTACCTCTGATATCTATATCAGGATATTTAATTTCAAATACTGCAGGATCGGTTGGTGGGTATACCACACTATTAAAAGTTGCAGATGTTATGTCGTATATGTTATCTGAATAAGTTCTACCAGCAACTGTTCCATACCGATTACTAATAATAATCAATTCAGAACTATCGTCTCGTGGTTTAACTACGGTGGCAACACCCTCAACCGAAAGTATTTCAGACACCACATCTGCTAAAATAATAGGTTGATTGATTTGCCATTTCTCTGTTTTAAAATAATCCTTTAATACGGAAACACAATTAAGAAGAGCTTCGTTTTTGTTAAATCCTCGTTTAGTATATATTGCAAAATCAACTCCTAAATTACAAATGTATGCATCTTTAAGTTGAATTGCATCTGTCATCATTCTATATTGACTTAAATAAATTTGTATGTTTTCTTTGACTGCAGTATTTAACGCAACTAAATTTTTACTATTATCATAACCCAACATATACATATTTAATGCTAATGGATTTGATTGAAAATCTTGGTCTGCTTCATTCTGTCCGGCTGCTGCAACTTGTTCATCTTGTAGAATAAAAACTTTTGCTATATTACCATACTTGGCTGGCAATGAATACACACGAGTTATAAAGTCATCTTTTGTTACAGCCCTTCCTTGAGCTTGAAAATAAGCTAATGCATTTATTCTTACTTCCTCAATGGTTTCTGCTCCCCCACCTCCGGTTGCCGGATTTGGATTTGTTGCTGCTATAGAATTTTGAGTTGAAGTTCTTAAACTTGCAGTTAAACTTTTTGAACTATCAAATTCAGAAGTATCTCTTGTAATAGTATTAATTTTTTCTGAAGATTCATTATCATCAACTCCACCACCATATGAATATTTTATAGTTAATGTTGTATTGGTTGGACATTGACCGTATGTAGCAGTGTTCAAAAAGTTTGCAGGATCAAAAGCGGTATCGAGAAAACTTGGTGTTCCTGGTAAATTAGAACCTACATTTGAGGGATTTGGAATTATTTCCTCATCACTTGTTGTTGAAACTCCTGAACCAAATCTCATTTCTGTTTTATTATCGGTTCGTATATGAGTTTTAAATCTTTTATTAGTCTTGGTGAGTTTTAAAAGAAATGGTGCAAAGTTTCTACCATCTACCAAGTCAGGAGAATTTTTTGTATTGTTTTGAAAGTCTGCATATACCGTATCTTGTGCTAAAAATGGAACTTCGTGGTATTTATTATTATCACTATCCGTTACAGAAATTATTTCTAATACAGGACTATTTTCTAAGGCGATTCTTTTATATTTTTCTGCTGCCCCACATTGTATTTGTTCCGTAACAATAGTTCCACTAACTGCCTTTGCTGATTTCTTTAATAACCACTTTGTAACATTTTGTTCATCATCCACTTCAAAAATATCTTGCTGTCGTGGACTCATTGAACTTGAATCACTAAATACTACATCATCTATGGTTCTAAATACAGTTCCATTCTGTGATGTTATTTCCATCCCAGCTAAAACATTCATACAATAATCTTCGTTTGGTTCTCTTAATTTAGTAACTATATTTGATTGATTTTGTGCGGGAACGGTTTGAAAGACATCTACCGTAACTGTTGCAGGTGATGACAGTCTTGGTTTATATCCGTATCCTTGTGCCATTTCATATATGGTTTTCTTCTCTTCTGCAAAAGATAACATACTTTCTTTAAATTGTTCATCCATATAATAAGATAATGTATCACCAACATATGATGCCATTTCAATAAACATCATACCTGGATCAGATTCGTTGAAATCATTATATGTATTTGGAAAATACGTTTTGGCAAATTCTAACAACCCATCTCTAAATCCAGAGAAATCTTTGTTTAAATATTTTACTTCTTTACTGACTCCTTTAGTAGCCATTTACATTCTCCTATTGTTTTACGGCTGATTCAAATTGATCAAAACTTACCGAAACTGTACCAAATCTATCGGGTTCAAAAGACAATCCAAAATCGATAGCTATACTAACTTGATTTTCATTGTGGATTGGAAATTGAATATCTATGTTTTTAATATTTATGTAAGGCAACCAAGTAGACATTGATGTTCTAATTGAATCTTCTAATATCTCACTAAAATCTTCATTCATCGGTTCAAATAATATACTATGTAAATTAGAACCAAATGCTGGTTGTCCAAGTCTTTCTCCAGGAATTGTTTTGATTAAATTAATAATATTATATTTTGCCTGCTGTAATGTTGTTTTAGTTTGTTT